GCAGTTGCCTCTGCTGCTGCCTGGGCTGCGTTAGCCTTGGTTGTTGCATCTGCTGATGCAGTTGCCTCTGCTGCTGCCTGGGCTGCGTTAGCCTTGGTTGTTGCATCTGCTGATGCAGTTGCTTCTGCTGCTGCCTGGGCTGCGGCTGCTGATCCATAAGAGTCAAATGTTTCAGCATTAATTGTAAGGTTGCCAGAGCCATCAACGTTAAATACGTCTGTGTCAACGGACTTTACAAGTGTAGCGCCACCGACGAGGTTGAGTATATATTGATTACCAGATGTAGACTCTGTAAGTATATTATGGCCATCAATGGTACCTGAAGAACCTTCAACAACGAGGCCATGTTTAATTCTAAAATTTTTGTTTACTGTTGCCATCTAAATGACTCCTTTTTACTGCTTATTTTTTGATTGCTGTTCTGTAATATCTTGCTGTAACAGCAGTACTTACAGGGGTAATCTTTAAACTAATTATACCTGAATTTTCTTCAAATGCATAACTAAATAGATTGTTGTCTGTGTTAGTAATGATGTTTGATTCTGAAACATTTATGTCAGACCCATCATTTAGAACCAAAATATCTGATGCATACATTTCAGAACCTCTTGTGATCTGAATTGTATACTTAACAGTTGACCAAACACTTTCTGTAAATGAATCAAGTATTGTTGCGTTTTCTATCTCACAAACAGTTGCTGAGATATCGTTGTTTCCATCCAGCCCTAAAAGCTCAGAAGTGTTTTCTGAGTCAAGTGCTGATAAGTTTAGCTCTAGTTGTGATACTTTATAATCTATTGAGTTTACATCTTCTGATCCATCTACACCAAGCTTTGCTTCTAGGGCCTCTATTGCATCATTAACATTGCTGTGTAAAGCTGCGTGGCCTTCCATTGATTGAGTTGCTTCTGGGTTTGAAAGATTATCTATAGATGCAGGGTAATCAGTCGCCAATTTGTCCTCCATCCAACAGTGTTAATTCTGTATAACTTGCGTTTGCGTACGATGATGTTGGAGTTCCACCGTCTAAACCAATTATAGCAGGAATTGTTTCTAACACACTTGCATTATTGTTAATATCATCAGAAAACTGTACTGTTTCCTGTAAGTTAACTGTATGCACAGTTCCATCGTAAGCATGTGTGTGCATGTAGAATGGAGCGGGATCAGATGAGCCAGGAGTTAAGTCAACCCACACTGCACCATTGTATATCTTAATGTTTTTGCTTGTAACATTAAAATAAACATCACCAGTTGATCCGCTCAACGGATCTTCTGCAAGTGTGAGTAGATTTAGTAATGACTTAAACTTTTTGGCCATCTTAAACCCTTATCCTATTACAACTACTCTATATTCTCCAGCTGTTGGAGCAACTGCAAACTTAATTGTAATTGTTGAATCAGAAGTATGCTCAACATCTGCAAATATTTCAGCGTATGGTGAAGCAACTTCATAAATTGAAGCAACTACATCTTTTGTACCAAGGTTGTGTGTGACTGTGTAAGATGTTGCAGATGTGTTTAATGTAGTCTTATATTTTCTTGTTATTTCATGGTAATTAGTACCATCATTTGTTAATGTCCACTGATCTGCAGTTTCATCCCACAAAATTTCTACATCTGAAGATGTTCCACGGTTAACCTTTAAGCCAGCATCTGCTGAAGGCGCTCCAGTTACATTTGTATTTAAAACTACTTTGTTGTCAACTATGTTAACTTCTGTTGTGCTTATTGAATTAATAGAACCCTGAACGTCAAGATTTCCATTAATTGTAAGGTCACCAGCAATTGTTACATCGTCTGGCAAGCCAATTGTTACTGCAGCAGATTCTGATCCAGAACCAGATACTGTAATTTCACCAGCTGTACCAGAAATTGTTGCAATGTAATTCCCAGTTGTGTCTGTTCCGAGAGCTACTGAGTTTGGCTCAATAGTAGTTGAGATTGTTACATCTCCAAGGTTAGTCATTGTTGCAGATCCAGTTACATCTCCTGAAAGAGTAATTATTGGATCTTTATTGAGAGATACAGCTCCTGCTGTTACTGTAAAGTCTGCTGAATTAAATGAGGCAACACCTTTATTGGTATATGTTGCATCTTCTGCAGAAATTGTAATTGTGTTATCTGTTACCGCAACATCAATTCCTTCTCCGCCAGAAACGGTTAAAGTATCTGAAAGAAGATCAATTGTGTCTGTGCCTGTATCTCCAGCAATTGATAGGTTTGTTGCTACGTCAACTTCGCTAGCTTCAGTTAGTCTACCTTGCTGATCTACTGTAAAAGTAGGAATCTTTGTTTGTGAACCGTATGATCCAGCAGATACCGCTGTGTCATCTAAATCAATTGTTGTTATTCCAGAAGAATCTGAATATGTAGCAGTTAAGCCAGTTCCGCCTTCTACGGAAGAACCAATTAAATCTTGAATTACTTCTGTTGAACCAGATGTTGGTGTCCACTCTGATCCATTGTAAAAGTAAAGAACATTTGTGCCAGTATTGTAGTATATCTGACCAGATACTGGATTTGAAGGCGCAGCGCCTAAGTTTTGGATTCTAGCATTGAGCAACTCATTCTTGTTGAGATCAACGCTAACTAAAAATTTTCTTGCCATTTGCTATCTCCTTATGACAGGTATGCTGTCCCTGAAAATGGTTGAGCCATAGTCAGTGTAATTTGGTTTGTGCTATTGTAATCTATACCAGTTTCTAAAATATCACCTGCGCTAGACTTGACTGTAACGTTTGGTTGATAGCCAAGCCCGTGACTTATAACAACGGAATACACTCCCATGACAGGCCCAGTTACCTGAGTAAGCTCCCATGAATACGCTAAAGTATTGTTTGTTAAAAATATTTTATTTGCTCCTGACCATGTTATGTCAGAAAGTTTTGGTCCGTGAAAAGCAGCAGATAGATTATCAAAATAAAAATCTCCAGTAAGGCCTAGATTTGATGCTGGGTCTCCTGATCCATTAAGGATAGTTCTTCCTCTTGGACCTTGTGGTCCTGGTGAAGAAATTACAACTTTATTTATTTGCTCTCTAACAACTACGGATTCACTCATTAAATAGTCACCGATCTATTTAGGGTCATAAACCCTTCAAGGAGCTTTATTTTATTCGCATTAGAATCTATGACCATAATGTCATAAGCTGATTTTGGATAAAAGATTTTATTTGTTTGAGTTGGTGTAAGTGTTACAGTTAATTTACCGAGATCTCCGTCTATTACTATTCCGCCGCTTGGAGAAGTTAGAGTTACTGCTAACTTTGTTCCACCCTTTACATCACGAACCTGCATTTTAGCAGATGCGCCATTTAGATCAATGGCGTTTCCATCTTCGTCCTTGTATTCTACTACAAAGCTAAATGTTGCATTTTGATCTACTTCGAAATTCTTTTGTCCTGCCATTTGCCATAGTCTCCTAAATAGGAATACTCCTGTACTTATTTTAGCACAGGAGTATTTCTAATTGACTATTTTTTACTTTTTGGTGAAACCAAACGCTGGCTCATTTGGGTTGAGTGCTTTCAAAATTACGGGCGCTGTGGCAGCGAAACCGCCAAGCAGTAGGTCTCTTGGGCTGGTATTTCCAGTCATATATAGAGTAATTGCTGCTCCTAGAAAATGACGTCCGTAGCTTGCTAGTGCTGCTAGAATTTTCTCCTGCATTGTAACCTTTCCATCTCCATTTAGATCTTCTTTAGCTTTTGCCATTTTGATCCTCCTTTTTTCTGAGCGGTGTGCTCAGGAATTTTGGGTTTAACCCCAATATTATTATTGTACCACTTATGCGCTAATATCTACTAGCTCACAGTTTCCATCAGATGTGCATGCAAGTGTTGCGTTAACAGAAGTTCCATCTTCTGTTTCGTAAAAAGACAAATCTTGCCATCTTATACTACTTGGCATTTTTGCAAGCAGCTCTTGGTACTCTTCTTTTGTAACTTCCTGGTATGGTGCTTGCTTGTATGTGTGATCTGAGTGTGGGAGGAATGATATTCCAGACACCTCGTCAAAATGCTTGTATACCCAAGCGCCTACTTCCATCCATTCGTCTTCTTTAACAGAAACTGTAATCGATGGCTTATGCTCACACCAAGCTCTTTGATAAACAAGCCAAGTGTTCAAGTGATCTAGCGCTGTAAGATCATTTCTAACAATTGCTCCTTCTGGAGCCTTTACTGGAAATGAGAATACATATGTTTCGTTTGGCTTCATGACGTCGTCTTCAACTGGAATCCCAACCTCTTTTAAGAATACAGAGATAGGATCATTTTTTGAACCACGAACAGTACGAACATAGTATGGTGAATGCCATGGGTGCATTCCTGAAGAAACTCCCACAAGCTGAGATACAGTGCCTGAAGGCTTTACGCATGTAATAGCTGCAGATTCTGGTATGCCAATTTTTGCAGCCTCTTCTTTATTCATTTCTCTTGCGTATTCACGAAGTCCCGACAAAGTTGATTCAAGCTTATCCAGGCCTTGCTTTCCAGAAAAGAATTTATGACCAAATTGACCAGTTAACGATACTCCAAGAAGTCGCTCTTCTTCTGTGTTGTCTTTCCAAATTTTTCTAAGATATTTAAAGTCTGTAAGCGTTGACTGCCATGTTCCAAGAATTGTAGCAAGGCGTACTTTGTTTGCAACATCTTCAACTGTGTCCTTTTCACGTAATACGACTTCTGAAAGATTACAAAACTGATAAGGACGCAAAATAATCTCTGAGCAAGGATTCGTTCCATAGTGGATTTCAGGGTCTCTACGACCATACTTAGCTGCCTGCTTTTGTGCCGCCGCCACATTATAAATGCCACGCTCACCCGATTTCGAGTCATAAAGAGATTTCCATTCTGCAATAAATTGCTCCATATCAGGCTTTCTTGAATAAGCAACAGAGTTGTTAGAAAGAGCACGTTGAGTATTCTTTTCCCACCAATTTCCTGCTTTAGCCTGAGCCATTTCAATATCGTTAATATTAGAAAGAGAAATCATGGCAGATCTACGAACTCCACCAACAACCACAACTTCACCAATCTTACACATAATGTCGTGAGCCTCAATAGGCTTCAATTGTCTTCCTGTAGCATTCTTAAATTTTGCAATAGTAAAATCAAACAGGTTTACCAAAGGCTGCGGACCAGATGATCTGCCGCCCATAGTCTTAAGTCTAGCACCTGCTGGACGAACCTTAGATACGTCAAGTGCTGGAATATGCCCAGTCCAAAGTAGCGCAAGCAATTCACGGTAGGCTTTTGCCCACCCCTGCTTAGAATCTTCAACTACAATAACAGTTTCAGACTTTTCAAGTGTCTCTGGGACGGCAGGAAGCTTGTTTACATATTTGTACTCAACAGAAAAACCAACACCTGTTCCGCACATCAAGATGTACATGGTTTCATCAAAAGATCTTGGGCTATCTACTGGAACAAAAGAACAGTTATACCCAGCAACATTATCTCTTTCCAATGCTGGCCCTGATGTCATAACAGAGCGCATTGAAGGCATGACATTTCGTTCAAACACACCATTTTTTAATTCCGCTACAAGCTTCTCATCTGGAATGTAATTATGATTTTGCTTTAAGTGATTCAGCATGAACTCAAAGTATCTATCTACTGTCTCACCCCATGTTTCACGACGATTCTCTTCTGGAATCCATCTAGCGTAACGTGATAGCGCAATGAAATTCTCATAAGGGTTTTCAATAGTATTAGACATTTATAGTACCTGTTTCTCCGCCTGGCGGGTTAGTTTAATTTTAGTAGAGTCCTATTCTATCAAACTTTTTTAAGAAAGTGAAGGGAGTAAAACAAAAAGCTTAAAACTAATGAGTATTATTGGTTAACTAAAACAAATATAACTAAACTTATAAGTTGACAGATTAGAGTTTTTAATGGTATTCTTATAGTTCGTTATCTCTATTGGAGGAAATGCCTATGGAGAATATAAAAGAAAAACTTAGCGATGTTTTACATCACTACGTTGCAATATCAGTAGCTGTACTGTTTTTATTTACTGGTCAACCAGAAATTATTCAGTCAGCTTCTGCTCTGGTTGTAAAGCCAGAGGTGAAAACCGAAGCACAACTTAACAAGGAAAAGCTGGAGCAATTCAGCAATACTGTGTGGAAACCATCTGAGTCTTTAACAGATAAAGAATTGGTTGAACTTCTCAAAGCTGTAGGCTTTGAGGGTAGCGCCCTTAAAATGGCGTGGGCTGTAGCTAAAAAGGAGTCTAATGGACGCCCAATGGCTTATAACGGCAACAGGAAAACTGGAGACAGTTCCTATGGAATTTTTCAGATCAATATGTTGGGCAACCTAGGTGATGATCGTAAAGAAAAGTTCAAACTGGATAGTAACTATTCGTTATTTGATCCAGCAATCAACGCAGAGATAACGTATTATATGACCAATGGCGGTCAAGATTGGTCGTCATGGAAAGGCTTAACAGCTAAGACAAAAGAGTGGTTAAGTAAATTTCCATCTAAGAGTTAGAAAGGATTTACGATTAAGATACAACTAGTATCTCAATATCTAAGTCTTTCGAGAGAAGGTCTTGTTTCCAGCATGGATTGCCCATTGGATCAAGGCCTTCTCTTTTCTAATATTGACAACGATGATAAAATTTTTATTTACTGTATTTCTTGCAAATACAAAAGCTATATAGGAACTTCCTTGTATAGCAAGATGGTGAAAGAAATAGAAAATGTCGGAAGAAAGCAAATTTGATAAAGACCTTTTACTAGACATGTCTGCTAGTATTCCATGTGCTCATATATCCAGAGCATTTCTTGCAGAAAGAGCATTAGGCACCGTTCAAAAATATTTAGAATCAGCAAAATTACGTGGGCTAAACACCATAGACCAAGTTCTAGAAGATATGAAAAATAAAAATGCCTGAAGAAAATAGAAGTAGCCTTGAAGATAACCTACCTATGGTTAATTACATAATGCTTCATAGAATATATGACGTATTATGCTTAATTGCCAAGCAGTCTGGGTCTGTTCAAGAAATAGAAAAAATGGTAGAATATCACAAAGAAGGCTTTTTGCTGGGACCGTCCCCAGCATTTATTTCTGAGGAGAAAGATGAATAGAGAAGAAGTAATCGACCTAATGGTTGATGTTTTTAGCGAAATTAATAAGAGCATGGCTCTATCAAGCGGTATGGAAGAGGCTGAGGTCAATAAGTTTATTGAGCAAAGCACACCATCTATCCACCATGCACTAAGTGCTGTTTATGACGTTCTTGCTGAAAAAGAAATCGTAAAATAGTATTGCTTTATCAAAACCTATATATTATAATATAATGGTAATTAATAATAATTACACTATGCGGATATAACGCAAAGAAATCCCAGAAGGATCCGCCTCCTTTTGGGATTTCTTATTTTAAGGAGCAACATGGAATCCTATCTTAGCAGATGGACTGATGATCAAGATTTTGTAAAATTACACAACGACTATAACTTGATATGCAATATTCATAACGTAATGGACAACGCTATGTATGCAAGAATATACATACTAAGACAGTTAGCAAAACAACAATCAATAATTAACCCCTACCTAGATTTTGCAGAGTGTGGCGTATATGCGGGAATGACAATGTTTTTTACAGCAGAGTTCTGCGATAAAACTTTTATAGGTATTGATTCTTGGGAAGGCGTATCTGAGCCAGGAGAATTTGATACGGAATACTTTAAGACAATAAAATTAAAATCTGAACTTGCCTGGGCAAAGAATAATTTATCAAGGTATCCAAACGTCCTGTTAAAGAAGGGCTGGATACCTGAAGTATTTGATGAGGTAGAAGAATCCAAATACTCTTTTGTACACATAGACGTAGACCTTTATGAACCAACTAAAAAATCTATAGAATACTTTTGGCCAAAGATTGTTCCTGGTGGCGTATTGATATGCGATGACTATGGATCATACA